ACCACTTGTTTGGTTTCCATTAGTAATTTTCAAAGATCTCCTAAACCCTAGAGTGTATGGTGTTGTACCACTTGCAATACTTGCTCGTGAATAAGTAGGTGCTTCATCTGTACCTTGAAAAAATGCTCTAAACCTATCAATGAAAAAAGTATTATTGGTTGTTGTTGACGAAGCACGTTGAAAAACTTGCATAGCTCCGTTATCCACCAAATTTTTCGTACCAATAGAGCCGCCATTAACAGAGGAAAGGTTTGCGGTACACGCCCCAGAACTATTATCAATAGTGATGGCAGCAGCACTAGCTCCTACTCCTTTGATCGAATTTACCTTGATTTCTGACATAATTAAGTGTCTCCTATACGAATAAAGTAAAAACCAGTCAGTATAAAGTTTGAGGAATGTGCTGAAGATAAACTAACGCCAGCTACAGCAGTAAATTCAAAACGAACTTTATGCGTAGAAACGTTTGATACATTAAAAAATGCTCTAGTTTGAGTATTTCCATAATGAGTACCCGATACTGAAGTTGTATTTATTCTTCCGTATTTTGTCGCCATATTGCTCACAGTACCGCTTACTACCTTTTCTATTTTGTGGCTAACATATCGAAGATCGCTACTACTTGCATATGAAGAATCCCAAACTATTTCATATATACCTGTTTCTGGAAATGTAAAAACCCCACTACTTTCTGTCATTGCACTACCTATTGTTGCAGCGTAACTATTTGCCCTTACAAAACCTAAATCAACTATGTCACCAGAAGTAAAGTTGTAAGTAGTTGAAAGTGTCCAGACATCCAACATTTTTATTCCATTAACAGTAGATAGTGTAGTATCTGCAACGTCTGGTAATGTAAGAACTCTATTATTACTAGAAGATGAGGGTGCTTGTAGGCTTACTGACCCACCACCTGAAGCTGAGTTTAATTTAATTGATCCTGACATAATTAAGCAGCCTCCAATGCAGCAACTTTGGTTTTTAATGTAGTTACTTCTGCGGATAATTCTTGTATGGCTTTTAATAAAACTGGTATCGTTTCTGTATATTGCATGCCATAATACTTAGTCTTATCAGTAGGATCATCTGCATTTCGTGTCGATAATGATAAAACTTCTGGAAAGTCTGTTACCCAATCTTGTGCTATAAATCCAAACTTTATATTTTGTATATCAGATGGATCATCACCTATAAAATTAAACCTTGCACATCTATAATTTTTTATTTTATCAAGAGCATTTGGAATTTCAGTAATATTTTCTTTAAGTCTTTCATCAGAACCACTTGTCCAACTTGTAGATGTTGTGGTTAATAAAGATATTAACTCAGTTCCAGTTGAAGAACCAGCAATACCACCGCCACTTATTCTGAGTTTACCATTCTCAGACATTATTGAAAAAGTCTTATTGGCTTGTCCATTAACAGCCTCAAAAAAACATCTACCTGAGTTAGAACTGCCTGTTTCTTTAAAAGTAGCTGCCCAAGGGTTTGCGCTTCCTCCACCACTTAAATTGAGCAATCCATTAGCTGTTATACGCATACGTTCTGTATTGTTTGTACCAAACAACATGCTACTATTTTCATAATTCCAAATAATTCCTTCTTCTGCTGACGTTAAACCAACAATAAATCCATCACTTGCCGTTGCTCCTGTTGTACTGTTTGTAACTCGTATTCTATTGGCATCAGAACTTGCTAAATGGCTGTGTAATGGGCTAGCAGGACTTGTTGTGCCTACACCTAAATTAGAGCCATTTAAAGTTACCTTACTTGAACCACCTGTAGATAAATCTATCTGGTCACTACCATAAACAATTCCAGTATCAGTATCATCTCCAGTTATGGAAGGGTTTGCTGCTGTATTTGTTCCGTTAATTTTTATTGGCATTATGGAATCGTTACAACTGAAGGACTATTTACTGTTAGTGTAGCACCAGAAGCAATGGTGAGAGGCCCTGCAACCAAAGCGTTATGATTTGATGAAATTGTATAACTTGAGTTCATTTCATTTTCAGATTCATGGAAGATTTTTTCTCCACCCCCACCTGTAGCTCCACCACCCCCACCTACCGCAGTAAAAGCAGAACCGTCATATATTTCTGCTTGGGTAGTAGTTGAGTTAAATCTAAAGTCACCAGTTGCTGGAGATGCAGGTCTTTGAGCCGTAGTACCAACAGGAAGATTTACCGCAGAAGTGTAGTTATGATTTACAGGAGCCGTAAATGTACCACCACCAGTAACCGATATTCCCGTTGAAGTTGTCTCAAGCTTCTTACTCGCATCATAATATAAGTTAACAGCCCCATCTTGCAAAGCATCAATAGCGTGTTCATTGTTTGTTTTTATAAATACACCTACTACTGATTCAAATACTGTATATCCAGTTATATTTTTTATATATGACTGTGATCCATCATGATAAATTTCTAAATCTTGACCAGTACCAAATTGTAGCTTGCCTGTGTCGTTTGGTATTTGTACTTTGCCGTCATTTTTTAGTATTAATCTTTCTGTACTATTTGTATAAAGTTTTATTTGATGCTCACCGCCAGTTGTAAAAATAGAGGAAGCATCAGAACCAGCTTTAAAAATAAATCCATTGCCACCACTTCCAACACCATCAGTTCTTATAATTTTAATTTGTTGATTACCTGCTTCAGATATATCTATTCTATTAGTAGGACTTGCAACACCTAAACCTAAATTACCTGTTATATTCGCACCAACTGAAGTTGTCTCTAAACGCTTTACGTTGTCGTAGTAGAGTTCTACATTTCCATCGGGATTACATTCAATATATGTTTCGTTAGTTGTTTTACCTATATAAAATGTTGAATTACTTCCAAGTTTGAAAGCACCATTTCCAGTATGAAACATGTAAGAATGTCTAGTACCACTTGATTCATCAACTCTAATTGATAGTTCTTGAGAACCTCCAAATTGTAAATACTTATCATCAGGTATTTGTATGTTGCCGTCTGATGTAATTTTTAATCGTTCAGTATTATTAGTTCTGAACTGAATATTAGCGTTAGTATAATTAACAAAACTTAAATCAGTATCAGTTGAACTTCCATTACCTATGAAGAATTGATTAGATGCAGCCGAATCTTGCATAAATAATCCCGGTCTAGCTGCATTACCTGTTCCAGCAGTATCTTTTATAAATAGTCTTTTAGTATTACCTTCTATTGCGATATGCTCACTACTTGTCCAGCTATCGGTTGCATCAATCCAGTTAAATGTCTTATCTGTAGCACCCTTTAACGTAATACCACCACCATCAGCAGTTGTATCGGTAGGAGTAGATACCTTGCCTAGTTCAATATTTTTATCTTCAACTGTCAGAGTAGTGGTATCAATGGTTGTGGTCGATCCATTAACTGTTAAATCTCCTGAGACTATTAAATTACCTGATATCGTTCCACCACTAGCAGGGAGCAAACCTAAATTTGCAGCACCAATTTGACCAACACCAGAAACATTTATATACGCATTATTAGCAGCATTACGAAGTTTTAAGGTATTAGTATTTGTATCAGCATAGAATTGAAAAGGATATGTAGTTGACGGTGCAGAACTACCACTTTGATTCGTGGCACTTGCTTGCATTGCAGTATTAAATGCTTGCCTAACGGCAACACCCGTTCCGTTTTGTACTGATAAAGAATCTTGTGCCACAACTAAAACTCGTTTATATACATACTATCGTAAACCTGTGGCTTGGTAAACAAAATTACGATTTACAAAACTTCCTCCAGAATCTTTTACATCTGCATTAAAACCAGATTTTGTAATTGATGATAAAGCAATCGTATCTCCTGTTTGAATATTAAGTATGTTGGCATTAACAATCGGTACGAATCCACCGACACCACCAATAGTCGCACTAACTCCTGTAAAGAATTTATTTGGAAATGTAACTGCTTTTTGAGATGTACCACTAGCAATCGGAGCCGTTGGGAACTGTGTGCTAGGTAACATAGACATTTTAAAACCAAGTTCCGTTACACAAATATTTGATGTTGTATTTGACGAAGTAAGAATTACTTTAAATTTAAAACCTCTGGCATTAAACATTGTTGTTGCAAATTCTTGGAAAGCTGTAAATGTAGCTGATCCACTACTAGGGTCATCATTTGTTGTACTGACGTAAATCTTGGCATCAACATCTGTTACAGCAGCCCCAGTTGTTACATTAAATCCTGTAAAAGCAAAACGTCTTTCAAGTAAAACAGTATAAATATCTTCTAAATCAAGAGTGCTTGCAAATTCGTAAGTTCCAGCAGCCAGTACAGTATTTGGAAAATCCCAACTTACAAGATTATCAACATGAGAAACAGAATCCCAAAGAATATTACCTTTTAAGACAATTCCAGTTAAAGGTGTTGCATAATTTGGAGGGCTATATTTTTCAAGGTCTGAAAAAGTACCTTGGAACGTAGGACTATCTGTATCTTCTTTTCTGTCTATTACTAAAACTGAACCTCCAGAAGTTACAGTAAAGGCAACGCTGGCTGGAGTTGTACTTTGGACACCAAGAATATTTTCAAATACTGCGAAGTATTTACCTGTTATCGCTGGTACGTTTGCACTCGTAGCACTACCAACAACAGATGTTAATGAAGCTGCTGTTGCGAAAGTAGCATTTACATTTGTACTATGCCTAATTACAACTTTTCCTCCTGTTAAAACATCACGACTTGTAGAAGCTGGCCAACTTAATACAGCTTGAGTTACACTAATTTGATTAGCAGTAAGGCTTGCAACATTATCGGGTGGACTCGTTTTTTGTGTTATAGCATGGGTTTCGCTATAGACAGGACTTCTACCACCAGTAAAGTTAAATGCAGTTACTCTTACAGTTAAAGTTCCAACCCTTAAGCTTTTAAGTGTTGCACTTGGAGAAGTAGTAATAATCTGTTGGTAATTATCATTGTCAATCTTATATTCAACAAAATATTGTACAGTTCTAAGTCCATCATGAGTCCAGCTAATATCACAACCGATTAAAACACTTGCACCTGATACATAATAAAAAGTAGTAAAACTAATATCTGTTACAGCATTTGGTGGTAATCCAATGGGTATAGGAACTGGTACACCACAAATAGGAACATCAATTCTGCCATAAATAGAATTATCATATTGAATTGCAGTTACAGCAAAAGTATGATCTTCCTCTTCAGTAACCCTAAGAATCCTAAATTTTTCTAAAACTATATTGTCTGTTTCTATTGCATAAAAACCACCAGTACTAGGGACTTGTGAAAAATTAGAACTTACTGTAAATTTTTTCTTTGTTGTATCTTCCCCACCAGAAGCTGTTGTTGGTGAAGCAATTGCTGATACTGTTTTTTGTTGCAATAATCCATTCGCAAGAACAACTATTACCTTTGGATTCTGTGCCAAAGTTATCGTTCCAATATCTTCTGTACTGTCTATGGTTATAGAATTTATTGTCGCTTCATGAATACGACCACCTCTTCGAGAAAGAGTTTTAAGTGGGTCAGCAATAGAAACAACCATGCTTGGAGAAAGTACTACTCCAGCATCTTGTGATACCGCAAAACTTACAGTTTGAGTTAAATATCTTTCAGTTTCTAATATCCACTTTCCTAATCTTTGTGCTTGCCCTTGTGAATAACAACCAATACTTTTAACCTCTTTATGATTTACACCATAAACCCTTACAGCGTCAGCATCCTCTACTCTTTCAAACTGAACTTCTCCTCTCATGTCATAGCTTTGATAAGCCACAGTCACACAAGTATGTCTTGATTTAATTGAAGTGCCGTTATATTCAAAAAACCCATCAACAACCATACTTGGATTTATGACGTATGTGCTGTCAGTAGGTTTATCCTGTTTTACAACAAAACTACCAGCAGTAAAATATGCAAGCCCTCTAAAAACATTACATAATTCTTTAATAACAGTAAAAACTTCTTTTCTGGTATTAAGAACACAATTTAATGAGAACCTTGGCTCCTGTCCTCCTTTACCATTACTTACTAGCTCATTACAATATTGAGAAATTGCAAAAAAATCAAATTTATCAAGATTTGCTTCTGGTATCGAACATCCGTATCTTGTATTTTTTAAAAGGTCAAATAAGCACCACGCAGGGTCATTTGTCCAAGTTGCAGCCCCTAATGTGCCATTAAATAAACCAGAATAAGTAATTCTGCCAATATGTGTTGTTGTATCTACAGTTGCATTGTGCGGAATCTGTACCTTGATTCCACGTATCAAAAAGCGTCTTTCTGGAATAGCATTAAAATTCTGTGCATTAAATTCTAAAAAATGTACTGCACTATTTGGATATCTTAGTAATTCATCAATAATCGTTGTAAAGCTTGTCCAATTTAAACTGTTTTGTCTTTTTGCACTACTTTCATCTGCACTTGTTCTAGTTAATCTAATATCAACAGGAAACGATCCACTTATAGGAATGTTATAAGTTCTACTGTATGGATTGCTTGTTTTACCTGAGATAGTAGGTTGAGCAACGACATTGTAACCACCACCATTATATTGAAGAGATATTTGAAAAGTTACTGCGTGTCCGACAATATCACCATCATCTTCAATTATTTGTAATGTAGGAATTTGAACTGTTATTGATACTCTATCTATATCACTATTAGTAATTGTTCTGGTTATTGGTCCACCAGCCTGAGTAACAGCAACACCTACAGCAGAAGTCGCTTCTACGTTAGCATCCATACTGACAGGTGATTGGTTTTGAGTTCCTACACGAAATTCTCGTGTGTAACCAGAAAAATTAGTTAAAGAAGTTTTATCAAGAAATACATCTTCAAACTGATCAATTTCACCCTCTGAAATTAGATCCAATACTCTTGCAAATTGATTACTCTGTAGAGTATCAGGTGCTTCTGTGGGTGTCCTTGGACCTGGTGGTTTAGCAGCACCTCTAATTACAATTCTATCTTCTGTCATTTAATTACTAATAGTAAAGGCTTGAGAGTTAAGGCCAGCACTAATGACTACACTTCCAGTTACAACACGACCATAACAAATGGGTACTGGTAATCCTTGATCAGCAACGTTAACAATTCCACTAAAACTAAAAGATTGTAGTTTTGATGCTTCGTTAAAACTTGGAGGTGCTGGACTTAGTAGTTGACTAACACCTCCTAACAGTAAAGCTGTTCCAATATAGCCTAATGCTTTAGATGCAGCAGCACCTAAAAATCCAGTCCCTGTACTTCCTAAAAACCCTCCTCCAGCTAAAGGAGCAGCAAAAACAGCTAAACCAATTAAGGCAGCACCAGCTAAAATTTGTCCAAAACCACGACCTGCACCTTTGATAACAGGTACTATGTGCATCACATCTTTTTCTGACCAAGGTTGTAACATTGGTTTTAAATTTGTTCTATATATTTTTTGTTTTCCTACAGTTACCTTAAAACCATTCCCTTGTTCATCATTATTTAAAAACCAGTTTGTTAATTCTGGAAAGTTTACACATAAAGCTTTTATTGCATGAGATGGGTTTGTAACATCCAACTCAAAAGAAGATTCACCTAATTTTTTTCTTAATTCACCATAAACTTTAATAATTTTCATAGTGATTTATGTCTAGCAACAAAAGCTGTGTTTTTTATATAATACTCTCCCAATAGATCCCTGCTACTTAATCTTTCTCCGACATGATGGAGAATTTGTTGATCTCCTAAATAAACTGCTGCATGGTTTGGTAAATTTGCTTCAAGGTGCATTAATAACACATCATGTTTTTGTATTTCATCTAAAGGTACTTTTCTAAAACCTTCTTTCATAAAATTATCCTCATATAAACTTTGTCCTTTTTCCCAAAATCTATCACATCTATAATAATCTCGTAGTTCTAAATTTAATTCTTTTTTAAAATAATCTCTGATAAGTGAATAACAGTCAATAATTCCAAACTGAAATTTTCTTCCTACATAAGGCAATTCAAACCCACAAGGCTCGCAATACCCCCATTTTTCTATTGTTGGATTAATAATAAACCAAGGAACCTGAGATTTTTCACAGGCAATCTTATCACCATCACTAGGTGTAGGCTGTTCAAAAGGATGTGAATGTACAACACCTACTATTTCTCCTTCTTCTTCAGCTTTTATATAGTCATCATCAGCTAAAACAAAACATTCTTTTGGCAATTCAGCTATGTTTTTACACTTTTTATATTTTGTTCTTCCTTTTCTTATAATTATTAAACCACAAGATTCTTTGGGTGATTCTTGCTTTGCGTGTTCCAATATTTCTTGTTTAATATCTTCTGTAAGATTCATTTGAGCATACCAAGACTAGGGAATGATCCGTAAGGCAAAGCAGCAAACTGACCAAACCTAGCTTTGCATGAAGTAAGTCTTTTGCCACATACATCTGCTGCTGCACTACCAACAGCTTGATCATTTATATCAAAATAGTTTGTACCTGTATAACTACACTCAGAACTCCTATACACCCATTGGCAGATGTTAGATATACATTGTCTTTTTGGTAGCATATCACCCTGTTTATCTACAGGCATTACCAATTCAAATTGAACAGCATCTCTTGTTTCTGATACTTTTCTATCAATAGTAAATGTTTGATCTGGGTATCTTGCGTGTACATCAGCATCAGGTTGACCATCAAGATATTTTCGTAATGTGGTAATTCTTCTTACTACCGTTCCAGCAAGATCATTACCGCTAAATAATGCAGTCTGACTAGGATTTGTAGCACGTTGCACATTATTAACCGTTTTAATTAAAGCAGTAATCGCACCATCTAAGTTTGCAACTGTCAAAAGTGGACGAGGTAAACTTCCTTGAGTTGTCATTTCAAAACCTTCACTTTTTATAGGAATCGCACTATAAGTAATGCTGTTAAAAACTACGTTTCCTGTAAAACCAGCATTTAAACCATTATGAAAATAATATTTAGTAACACCTAAAGCAGTTGCAATTTCACTTACAAATTCAAGCTCAAACAGTTCAATAATTTTATCAGGAGCAAAACTATTTAAATCTTCAAATACGCTACTTATAGCCGTCCAAACAACATTATTATCTGTGACAGTTGAACCTACATCTGTGCCGAAAGGAGGCTCTGTAGCTCCAGTAGTCCCTGCTGTGGTGCATTCAAAAACTAAACCAGTAGGAACAATTGTAGACGCTGCCCTTACAACAGTTCCAAGAGCAGTAACTGTATTAGCCGTCCAAGCAGAATAAGCCATTAGGTTTCAAATACCTCCCTAAATGTACATTGAATAACCGCACGATTTGCAGAGGGTATTGTCTTAGTAAAACTATCACAGACAAATTTACGTTGCCCTGACATCGTACAATCTACGTTACCGCTTGTAGTACCGCTTGCAGTTGTGATAACAGTAAATGTATTTTGGTTTACAGAGGTCGTAACAATATAGTCACCATCAGCAGCCGATCCACTTGTAAAATCTAATGTAACTTTATCTCCAATAGCAACACCATGATTCGTGATTGTAATTGTTACTGTGCTGGCTGATCTTGAATATGTACCTGTTTTAGAAATACCTTCAGCAGGGGGTGTAAAATTAAAACTTTCATTATCAAAAGCTCTGCTGTTTAAAAATCCTTCTATAATATCTGAATCTGCTTCGGAAACCCTAAACTCTAAACTATAAGTTTTTGGGTTTTGGTTTATTCCATACGATAATCGCTGTTCAAATCCATCCCCGAAAACAACAGTACGAACTCGTGGTGCTGTATTTTTTGAAAAACTATAAGTAGGGGTAATGCTTGGAAAAGTTGCCATAATTATGCTCTAGATAAAAGCCCTCCAGCCCTTGATTGTTTTACGAGTTCTGCTTGTACCGCTAGACCAATTACTTTTCCTAACTGGCTAGATGTTGTATCATCACCCTGTGCTTCTGTTCCAGAGGCATCAACAGAAACATTAATAACATTTGTAGAACCACCACCAAGTTGATTATTTGGAACAATTGTACCTGATGTTGTAGGAACAAAAACTTCTCGTCCACGTTCACCAACTGTGTAAGGTTGATTTGCACTAACTCGACCACCATTTGCTCTAAACCCAATAGCAGAAGCTTTGCCAATAAATTGGTTTGGTAGACCTCCTCCAAACATTCCTCCTAATGCACCGCCTATAAAATTACCAATCCCAGAAACAGCCCTTTGTATCGCAAGCTCTATTAACTTTCTTTTTAGCTGATCTAAAACATTCATTGCAGCCTGTGCGAGTGTTTGTGTACCCATGACAGCATTAGTAAGATTAGAAACTATACCTTGTTCAATACTTTCACCTATTTCCATAAATTTTTCTTTTAGTTGATCCGCTTCGCTTTTTACATTTAATAATCTGTCTGCAAACTTATCTGTTCCAAGAGACAAACCCTTTACTAGAAAACTTGTTTGTCCTATGCTTTCATTAAATAAATCTGAAGCAGTAATATTATTGACAATTGCAGATGTAGTATTTGAAAAACTTTCGGATAATTCTGTAGACTTTTCTACAACTCCAAAAATATTACGGTCTATAGAAGCAATAAATTGATTTGTTTCCCCAAGGTTTTGATTTAAAAGACTTGATGGGGTAATCATTTTTTCAAAAGAAACAACAGATGCTGAAGTTTTAGTATTTGTGGTTTCAACTTCTTGCGTTAAATTTTTTTGAGATTTAAGTGTTGCATTGACTTTTTCCCTCAGAATATCCATTTGGTTTTGTGCCTCTAAAAGAGGATCAAGCAAACCTCTTGCTTCTAAAACATCAGGACTATCAGGTCCTTGTATTAACTTCATAGCTTTTGAAATCCTATCTAACTGTGCAAAGAATTTCGCAGCATCTTTTTCTGTTTTTACAAAAGTTGGGTCTAATAATTCAACTGCTTTTGTTATATCCTTAACTGCATCAGCCTGCATTCCAAAACGTGATTTAAAAGCAGCAGCACCTACAGCTTTATTAGATGCCCCAATATTTGCATCAGACAAAAGTGAAAAAATCTTATTAAATTCACCAGCCACTTTGTTTAACATATCAAGAATTTCTTTTAAAGGATCTTCAAATAGTTTTCCTAAATTCTGTGCAAAAGTTTCAACATTATCAATAAAAGTACTAAATTTTCCAGCTAACGTATCAGCTTGTTTTGAAGCACCTTCAAAAAATTGACCACCTTTACTTGTAGCCTTAACTATTGCCTCTACAAATTTATCTGCTCCGATTTCACCTTTACTCATAGCATCAGCTAATGCTTCGCCTGTTAAACCTGTAATAGCCTCTAAGTCTTTTGTAACATTTATTCCTTTTTCTAAAAGCATTATATTTTCTTCTTGCATAAATTTATTTTTTGCTTGTACCTTACCTATTGCTAATGCAACACTATTAATATCTGCACCAGCAGTTCCAGCAATATCAGCAATTCTTTTTGTAATATCAACCACATCCTCTGTAGCAAATCCAAAAGCTTTCATTCTCTTTGTAACTTCTATTAATTCAGAAGATTTAAAAGGTGTTACAGCACCAAATTCTTTAATTTCTTGCACAATATCTTTTGCTTTTTCTGCACTCCCTGTTAAAACTTCTAAAGCCTTAGTTTGAGTTTCAAGTTGTGCTGTTTGAAATAGTATAAATTTTGCTGACTGAACAACAGCCAAAGCTGCCAATAAAGGTCTTAATGCACCTACTAAACTTTTAACCCCTGTAGAAGCTGTTCTTGCTGATTTTCCAGTATCCTTTAAAGACCTATTTGATTTATCTAAACGGCCTTTTAATTTATCTGTACTTTTACTTAAGGCTTGTGTCTGCTGGTTAACACGTTGCAATGGTCTAATTGCATTTTGTGCATCAACTATTAATCTGACTGTTGATTGTGCCACAAATACAAATAACCTTTATTATATACTACCTTGATTTTGATTTTTGACGATGGATTTCTTTTTGTTCTCTATCATATTTAACTTCATAATATGCAGCCCAATAAATAAGTTCTTGTTCACTTAATGAATTTCTTAATTCGTACAAAGTCTTACCAAGTTCTGTTGCTAGGAAAAATTCAAAATTTAGCCAATTATCCCCTTTTATTCGTTTTTTGCTGAATCTATATCTACATTTAGATCAAATAAAAATAACTCTAGTTCGTTTAATATTTTTTCTGGTAATTGTCTTTGTAACATAGGAGCATCTGACATATCAAAAGCTGGTGTCCCATCTTCTTTTTGTGCCATCTTACAAAGTAACTGCGTTGAAACTGTTAAAGCTTCATCAGTTCCAGCCAGTTGTTGAGCCTTTTGTCTATCAAATCTAGTTATTGGTGCAAAATATAATTCAGCTAAAATTTTACCTGACGAATCTTTCAATTCGTATTTACGTCTGGTGGTCATCTCATCTTTAAAACCATTAATGATGAGGTCTGCCGTTCTTTCGTTTGCCATATATTAAAAATTAAATAGCAGAAGTAATAGTTCCGTTTGGCTTGAATGTAATATTTATTGTTTGTACATCACCTAAAGAAGATGCGTGTTCAAAACTTGTAATAAGACCATCAAAACTAATTTTTTTAGTTGCACTAGAACTATCTGGGAAAAGTTCAAAGGCAGCCGTACCTAAGTCACCTGTTGTTAATGCACCATCCATGAATGTTGCAGTTTCTCCAGTTGCAGCAGCATCATAAACTAATTCAGCAGAACCTTCACCTTCAATAAGTCCACCAACAAATTTTTTGAAAGTGTCACCTTGAACGGTAGTTTCTTGAGTATCTTTTGTAATAGACATAGACCACGATCTTGTGCCTAGTACAGGGTTAACAGATGAACCAGCATCATCAAATTTAACTTGCCCAACATCGCCTTTTACAGCAGCCATAACAATAAAAAGAAAGATTTATAAATATATTAACTCTTTTCTGACTTTTTTACATCTTTTTTTTCAGCTTGTTGTTTTTCCATGTATCTTTTACATGAATTGTCCCAATAGTTTGCTTCTCGTCTGCCTTTAACAGCTTCAATAGCATCAAGCATTTCTTCTGTAATTTCAATCATTAGAGTTCCTCGAATATTTCAAATGTCATTCTTAATTGTGTTTGAAATTGACCTTCTGGACTAGCAGAAACAACTTCTGGCCCAATAGGTGAATCAAAGATAACATCTGAAACTGTAATCCTATTATATAGGTCACGCAATCTTTTACCAATTGTGTAATTATCGCCTGAACCAATTCCCTGTGATGTAAAAATATTGAAGACCACAATTCCAACAACACTATTTGTACCAGTTGCGTTACCTTGCGTTAAGTAAGAACCTTCACCGAAGGTTGTAAGGCATTGAACAAAGGTTGTTACAGAATTGCTATCAAATGGCATATTATGAAAAACAACAGGTATTGCGGGGCTGCTAGCAAGTTCTGTTGCGACTCTCGCTTCAATCGTTGCCCTTACTGTATTTAAATCAATTGCAGCCATTATTTACCCCTTATTTGTCTGTAAAGATCATCAACTTCAGCAGAAATTTCTTTAGCTAATAAATCAAGATGTTTTGCACGCAATCCATTTTTACTTCTATAAGATCCTCCCCATGATGGAGGTAAACTTGTTCCCATCATTACAGGTTCAGCATATGGAACATTATTATGAATAATGTATTTATTTTTAAATTTTTCGCGTCCTAATTGATAATTTAAAGTATTTGGCGACCTTACAACAGTTCCAACGCCTTTTGATCCATATTTTCCTACAGGTGCGGGTGAACTATTCTCTGAATTTTGTCCAATCTGCCAAGAAACCGCAAGCCTTCCTGTGTCTACAGGTGAACCCTCTTTAATTATACGGTCAGCAGTCAAAACAACAGCCGACAACAAAGTATTAATTTGCTTTTCAGAATAATCACCAATTTGATCAAGTCGAATTTTTCTCATGTTCTTAAATAACAAACAAATGTAAGTTTATTGTTAGCTAACTGATTGGTTTCAATTCTTACTATTGAATAAGTCACAGATCCAACAATTACCTTGTCTTTTGTTGTAGGTGTAGAAGAAAGGCTTGCTGCCGCAATTTGAATTTTTTTATCAGTTGCTTCAATTAATTCATTTACTTCTCGTAAATTAATATCTTCTAAAACACCTCTAATTACTGTATCTGTATTTGTTTCTGAAATAACACCTGTTGTAGTGTTATATGCACTAGCAGCAACAGACCTAAAAGTAACGTCAGCAGAAAGTTTTTTATTAGTTAAAACTTTTTTTAGCGCTGAAGATATACCCATCAGACTTTATAAGCGATACAAGCGCCACTTGATAATGTGATGCTAGTGAACAAACCGTAAATTGTTTGACCCGCAAGAAAAGTTTCAGAATTAATTGAATTTCCTGAATAATTATGCGAAGCCGTATTGACCTGTGTATCTTCTTTGAAGAAAATACTTTTAAACCTACCAGTATGTGCGGCTGTATCTGTGATTAACTCACCGCCAATTGTGTAATCGGGATCTGCGTTGTACATTGATTAACTCCTTTTGATTGCAATGTTGTTTGGCCCACTTATGCGCAAGCCTGTGAAATAGCGTTCAAATAATGGCGGAACCCTATCAGCGCCAACTGATCCATAAAAGTTTGGTGTTACGTTCACAGATCCAACCTGAACATTTGAGAAATCCTCAAGTCCACTTAATCCTAATCCATCCTTATTATTATTCAAATAAACAGCCAATATTACTTGCGCTTTTTTTACTTGATCAGGTATTTCTGTATCTGTAAAATAATCTGTTGTTATACGAAAAGGAAATCCGACAGCATAAGTATTTACGTATGTATCTGGTTTTCTGACTCCTGTCCGAGGCCATTGTAAAGCCTGTGTGTCTGTTGCCCTTGCCCCTAAAAATCTTTCGCGGTCAATTCTAACTGCCGCAGTAAATAAAGCTCTATTTCTATAATCGTCACTTGTAGTACCAGCAATCCAAGCTGCTACGTCATCATCAACAACAAGCCCATCTACAATTGCATTTGCGTCTGTAAGTGTGATGTAACTATTTGCTGACGCGCTTCCCGCTGTTGCTGTAATTGTTATCGCCATTGTCGACCTTTAATTTTGATTTACGTTTTTTTGTTTTAGTAGGAATAGAAGCCACCGCAACGGCAGCTTCTTGTTTCCTCATTCGCTTGAAAGCAAACAATCCCATTAACCAGCCTTAATGATTTGGTAGTTAAGAACGATTGCTTCACTTAAAGATCCGCCAGATACGTTTGAAACTGTAATCTTAAAAGATCCAGCCGCAATTGTATTTGCCTGAACTAAGTAGCTTCCAGCGGTTCCCGCAGATGCGTGATTAACAATGACAACATCGCTTGCTGTACATTCAGAGTTTGTGACCGTGAATGATACTTCAGCGGCGGCAGCTAAAGCCGCGTTGTTCATCGTTACAACACCCGCAACCTTATTAAGGGTTACAGCGGTTCCTTTGTTTGTTGCCTGCGTAACAGATCCAGTTTGATCTGAACCGACTCCGATAGCCGCGCCCGCAGTAGCTTCAAAAACAGATGGCATAATAATTTACCTCTAATCTTGGTTGGAAACGTTAGTGATCCTTACAATCCCTAAGTTCTTAGTTTCGTAAACCTTCGACCAGTTGGCTAC